CTCAGCGATGGAATGTTCCATCACGTATCCGTACGCCAACACCTGGTTATCGATGGCCCAATCCGTCCAGTTCTGAAGAACATCGGACGTATTGGTAAACCAATCGATAGCCCAGCTCCAAGGAAAGAGATTCCAGACCACGTCTGGCGTCAGTGAGAGCCCGAGAAGTTTTCGGGCGAAAATAACTTGGCGTGCTATATCGCTCCTCAACCCGTCGCCGGGTGGAGGGACGAAATAGGTAAACGCCCCGCTAAACCACTGACGTTTCGTTCCTTTAAAGGAACGATAAATCTCACCTTGGTTCGCATAGTCGAAATCGTAGAACCCCGAAACATCAGGGGTAACCCAAGGCGACTCATGTTGCCTTAGTCTAACGATCTCGCTATCGTGAACCTCCGGGAACTCATACCTCCTGCGTACCAATTTACCAGAATTCTTCTCGTATCCGTCTATAATAGACTGAGCGTGAAGAAGAGACTTTGCAGTTTTCTGCAAGTCATTGATAAATGGTTTCCAGCCGAATTCTACGTTGAGATACTCATGGCCAAGGGCTTTACGCCTTTGACGATGAGTCATGTCACGTAGAGCTTTCAGTGAACCACCAATGATGGACGGAAGTCCTTCACTGAAGATTTCACCGATTGCTACGCCTAGATCAGCAGTTGCGTTACTTGGTGAGCACCTAGAAATTGCGGTAGCCCCCAACTTATTCAAGGATGAATTATCCGAGAAATAATTGGAAGGATACACAAAATTACTAGGTCCCATCGGAAGCATCAGACCGAGATAGAAATACTCGGTCGTGATGTGATTCGTATTGTCCCTCAGAAAGTTATGAATATTACCATGAGCATTAATAAGCTCAGAGTAGTTCTTCGTACTTCTAAAAGGACCACCAAGATCGCCGCGGAAATGGCCTTTTCTAAGGTCTTTCCAACGAGGATGAGTTTCTGATTCAGTAACCTGAATCCCGTCAAAGTGGTGGGCTGCCTCAGGAAAATCGCTATAGTAAACCTGTAGGTTTACAGAGGTGGGAGAAACTCTCTCATCTCTGACGATTACCTGAGCTATGCCAGTTGTAGTCCCAATGTAGGGTATTTCCCTAACACGGGTCTGCAGAAAACACCTCCTGACGGCCGGAAAAGCAATATGGTCCCTCAGTACAAACATACTGAGATCCCGTATTACTACGGGGATGTATGCACTACCGCCGGGAGACCCCCAAG